TTCCCCGCCTACACCACCGACTATCAGAAGGCCCCCTATTGCTTCTGGCGCGTGCTGATGACGGCGCAGGAGATAAAGAATAAGGTGGCCACGGAAGGCTGGGACGCGGAGTGGGCCGACACCGTTATCAACAGCTTTGCCACGTCCATCGACATCACGGACCCGCGCACCAACACGCAAATCAGCCGTGCGGCGTCCAACGAGACGGATGAACTTTATGAGGTGATTTATGCCTACCAGCGACTCATCTCCCAAGAGGACAATTCGGAAGGCATCTATTGCACGGTGTTCCATTCCATGCAAACGGGCACTCCAGAGGACCCGAAGTATGCGAAGCACGAACTCCTCAATGGATATGATGACTACCCCTTCGTCGTCACCAAGCTCAGCGAAGACAACAAGCGGCTGTACGAGCTCAACACCGTCCCGGAGCTGCTCAAGGGCTTGCAATGGGGAGTGAAGGCGGAGCGTGACGCCCGCACCGACCGCAACAGCATGGCGACGCTGCCGCCCATCCTGCACCCCGCTGGCTTCCCGCCGAATGATTGGGGTCCGGGTGCGCGTGTGCCCTATCGCCGTCTGGGTGAGATTCAGTTTGGTCCTGTGCCGCCCTACAATCCGGGCAGCATTGAGATGGAGCGGGTGCAGATCGACCAAGCCGACCGCATCATGGGGCTGGACCACAACAACCCGATGTCGCGGGTTCGCCAGCAATACTATGTGGACAAGTTCCTTGGCCATGTACGCGACGTTCTGAAGCTCGCGTTCAAGTGCTACCAGCGTTTTGGCCCCGAGCAGGTGTTCTTCCGCGTCACGGGTACGTCCGATCCGGTGCGCTACAGCCGTGGCGACCCGAATGAGGACTTCGACATCAACATCACGTTCGATGTCCTGAACACGGACCCCGAGACGCTGGAGGCCCAGCTGCAACGCTTTGTCAGTTTGGTGCAGCTCGACCGCAATGGCCGCATCAACATGGACCTGCTACTGGAGGCTTTGGCTTCTTCGGTGAATCCTGCCCTTGCTGACGCTGTTCTTCAGCCCGCTGGTGAGGCTCAACAGCAGATTGTGAAGCAGGTGACGGACGACCTCTCCAAGATTTACGCTGGTATCGAGGTGGGTGCGCGACCCAACGGGGCGCAGGTGGCATTGCAGGTGATACAACAGTACACCCAGCAGCCTGATGTCATGCAGCGTTTGCAGCAGGACGAGGCGTTCCAAGCCCGCCTACAGAAGTACATCCAGCAATACCAGTTCCAGATGCAGCAGGCGCAGAACGCCCAGATTGGAAAGATTGGTACGGCTCCCGCCCAGATGGGGGAGATGCAGACGCAGGGGATGGCCCAATAAGGCTACTCCCGCATCCGCTTCCACTTATCGGACAGCTCCTGATACTTGGCTACGGAGAGGATTTCCTCCGTGGCCAAGATGCGTCCACTTAGCTGCTGAAGCCGTTCCGTAGGTACGTCGTGCATCTGCGAGATGCACCATTCGCGGATACCGTAAATGTAGTGGAGGAACTTGAGGAAGTCTTCGCTGTTGTGGAGGCGCTCTAGCGATTTGTCGTCAATCATGGTGGCTTATGGGCTCATGGCTATGGCTTATGGTCAAGCACCAAAATCCTTGTGATAGCATTCGCCAACTCGCAGTCGCCGGGGCGTTAAATACGGCGGATAGACCACCTTATGTCAGAAGTCACTACGTCGGACGCGGCAGACGTTAAGCCAGCCGTGGAAACAGAAACTAAGCCGATGACGGAGAAGGATTTCCTGTCCTCCCGAATCGCCAAGCTGAGTGCCAAGGCTCCAAAGCCTGAAGCCACCCAGCCTGAATCGGCTCCCCAAGAGGAGGCCCCGAAGGCTCCATCCCCCTCACAGGAGGGCGAACCAAAGCCAAAGGAGGCATCCCCCAAGGAGGTTCTTTCAAAGGATGTTGAGGACCTTACGGACGAGGAGATTGCCGAGCTGGCCCAAAAGGGCAAGAGCGGCTTGCTAAAGCGCATAGCGGAACTGACAGCCAAGCGAAAGCTGGCCGAAGAGAAAGCCGCCGCGCTGGAAGCAGCTGTTCAACAGGCTAGGCAGCAGCCTCAAGAGCCAAAGGTGGAGAACAATCCCTACGCCGCCGTCACCGATCCTGAAGAGCTTCAGAAAAAGAAGCAGGAAGTGGATCAGTCGATTGAGTGGGCGGAGGATGTTCTGTTCCGCGCTGAAGACCTAGCCGCAGATGATGTGGCGATTACGGTGGACGGCAAGGAGTACACCAAGGCTTTTGTCCGTGACTATCTCCGTAATGCAAGGAAGGCACGCGACAAGTATCTGCCAGCCCAAGAACGGGAACTGGCAGGTCGTGAACAGCGAGCCCAACTTGAAACGGCCTTCAAACAGCAAGCCCGCAAGGAGCTGAGCTGGATGGAGGGCGACGACAACGACACCCGCAAGCGTTTTGAGGCAATGGTCAATGACCCGCGCCTAAAGAAGCTGAAGGAGTCGGTGCCAGAGATAGCCCCGCAAATCGAATACCTCATCGCCCACGCTGCCAACTCCATGTATGGCCGCAGGGTGATTGAACCCGATAAGCCGAAGAGTCCGGCCATCATCCCACCGTCCAATCCGTCAACCACGGCGGCAGGTCCAGAACGTACGGAATCCCGTACGGAAAAGACCGTCAAGGACATTGAAAGCCGGTTTAAGCAGACAGGAAGCGCAAGTGACTTCATCGCCCTCCGTGCAGCTCAAATCTCTAAACGTAAATCCTAATTAGTTATGTCATTCAGCAATACCTACGATACTACCTCTCCCGGTAGCGCGGCCCTCAATCGTGAGGACCTTCAGGACGCCATGTCGATGCTGGCTCCTTCTGAGACCCCCGTTCTCAGCTCCGCCGACAAGTTCAAGTGCTCTGCCACCTTCGTGGAGTGGGGCGTTGACAAGCTCTCCACCCCGTCCTCGACGGCGGTGAGCGAGGGTGCGGATGTTACCGACTTCGACGACAAGTTTGAGTCGGTTGCCCGCCTTGGCAACTACGTCCAGAAGCTCCGTCGTTCCTATCGTGTGTCGGACCTCCAGCAGGCTGTTTCCTCGGTTGGACCGCAGGACATCGCCCGTGCGGAGATGAAGGCCGTGAAGGAGCTCAAGCGTGACGTGGAGAAGACCCTCCTCGGAACGCAGGATCGTGCGGCTGAGAATGGTGGCGGCACCGCCTACACCATGCGCGGCCTCGGCGATTGGATTGATTCGGCTGGTCCGGCGGACGTTCCCGCTGACTACCGTACTCCGTCCGGTTCGATCCACGGCTCTGGCACGTTCAACGAAACCGTTCTGAACAACCTCATCACGTCGATCTATCGCGTGAGCGGTGTGACGAACAGCCTGACGCTGGTTGCTGACACGGCCCTCCGCCGCGTCATCAGCGACTTCGCCCGCGCTGATTCCTCGACGGGTCCGATCCGTCAGTTCACGGCCCCGCAGGGCTCCAGCCTCATCAAGCTGAGCGTCGGTCAGTATCAGTCGGATCACGGCATTGTCACCATCGTTGACATGAACCCCGACTGCGCTCCCGACACCACCAACAAGGACACCGGCTATCTGGTGAACCCCGAGTACTACGCGGTGGGCGAGCTCATTCCGCTCGGTAGCACCCGTCTGCCGAATCTCGGAGGTGGCGAGCGCGGCTACGTTGATTGGACCGGCACGCTGAAGGTTGCTCATCCGGGCGCCCACGGCAAGATCACCACGCTCAGCTAATCCAAACCAAGGAGACCACTACAATGGCTAAAGTTGCTATCAATGAACTCGGTGCTTTCACCGATGTGGTTAAGCTGGACTTCAATGACCTGATTGCTATCGGCAACGGTGGCACCCGCGTCATTGCGAAGATTCCGGCCAATGCGGCGGTTGAGCTTGCTGGTGTGGCCAACACCGTTGACATCGCGGGCTCGTCCTCGCTGGTGATCGACGTTGGCACCACCTCGGCTGACCCCGATGAGTTCATCGACGCCCTCGACGTTGATGCGATGACTGTCCCTGTGTTCAACACGGGCGACCAGTTTACGTCGGGCTACAGCAAGGCGGTTAAGGCTGTTGCGTCCGAAACCGACGTTTACATCAAGGTGACGGATGCGGCTATCGCCTCCCTCACCGCTGGTGAAATCGTCGTCGGCCTGCGTATCCTTGATCTGAACAAGTTCGCCTAAGACCAAGACACGCTGCTAGAATGGGGGCGCATCCTGAGGGGTGCGCCTCCTTTTTTATGCACATACTCACCAGCTTGCCCGGGGAAGGGGCTGTCAAGGACGCCCTGATTCGGGAGATAAAGACGGGATTTGAGCTCATCAAGGCCAACGAGAAGAAAGAGGAAATCGTAGCCGCGCATGAGGCTCAGAAGTGGAAGGGCCATAAAACCATCCCGGGCCTAGGGAAGGCGGTGGCTTTCTACCCCGCCGACGAGTATTTCCGCCTTATCAAAAAGTTTGGGCGACATGAGGTGAACAGCAAGGAGTTCATCCGCTACCATCAGAAGAAGTTTCCCCATTTGGCTCCCAATAAGATTTGATGCAAACCGACACCTACAGCAATCTCCTGTCTTTGGTGAAAGGACTGAGCGGCAATACGTCGTTTACGTCCGCTGAAGACACGCTGGTTGGTAGTTTCATCAACCGGCGCATCTACAACGCCTACCGTCGTAGCGCCTATTGGCCTCGCTATTTGGTGCTGGGAGAGGCCCGTGCCGCCTCCAGCAGCGTCATTCCCTTCGATCAGGCCACCCTAAACAGCATTGACACCTTTTTGCGTGTCTACGATGAGGCTCCCTACGTCACGAACAGC